CTGACGCTCACATACCACCCAATACATCCAAGTTGGGTATGTAACTAACCCACTGTTTTACCCACCACGCACCCTAACCGTTGGGTATGCCAGAGTTCACCGTAATCCGTGACGACTCGGTGCTTGAACAATCCGTGTTTGATGTAGCGCCACTCACCATCACCCGCAACCCATTCGGTAATTTCGTTGTCATCAAGATGGACGATAGGGGCGGCGAGAAGTTTGATGCGTTTGAGCGCGGGACGCGTGTTGACGTGAGTGTAGACCCGGACAGTCAAACGCTCACTATCCAGAGCGGCGACACCGTGACGACTGACTCGGGCACCACGGACACGTACACCACGGTGCTGAATGCGGGCACGTATGAGAACGCGGGCACCGTGGAGACCACGGGCGGCACCCGTGACTTATTCACGGGGTACGTTGTGGAGCGGCGCGAGTCCGAGCAGGAGGGCGCGGACGTGCTGGAAGTGGAAGCCTACAGTTTCGACCAATTCCTCCGTAGAAACACCGTTACAAACGACCAAACGGGGAACACGATCACGGAAGCACTCGCGGACATCATTCAGACAGACACGCCCGTGACGTATAACGCCGCTAATGTGGCGGTGGGTGACGATCAAGAATTGACGCGTGGCTATCAGGGCGAGAACGTGGAGACGGTGCTGCGGGACTTGTCGTTTAAATCCAATAATGAGGACTTCGGCGTTGACGATGACTTAGAGTTCTTCTTTCGCCCGCTTGAAGCGACGCACATTGACCGTGGGATTGACAACACGCAGTGGTTCCGGTATGATATACCGGAGTTGGGGAAAGAAGCGATTAATGAGGTTGAGGTTTGGTTTGACGGCGGCGAGGAATCCGTGATTGTGGACGACGGCACGGACAAACTTGACCTACAGGACTCGCTTGATTTGCCGTCGCCGGGCACGCAGCGCGCAGAGTTGAATCGCCCACTCATCACGGATATTAACGACGCCGAGGACATCGGGCGCAAATACCTGTCGTTCAAGAACGCCACCCTGTCGGGGACCGTCACCACGTACGGACTGTTTGATGCGGAGCCTGGGGATACGATTGACGTGACGATAGACCCGCGCGGCATCGATGAGGAGTTCGTGATCGCGTCGACGGAGTACCGTTGGGGTGTGGACGAAACAATCTTGACTATCGTGGAGAAGCGCGGGGACGTGGACGACATTCTCGCGGAACTCAACGACTCGGTGCAGCGCCAGGAAATGGAGGGCGCGAACCGGGACGCGCCCAAGAACAGGATCACGACGACGAACGCAACCGGCGTGGTAAGCCCAAGTGTGACGGTGACCGTGACGAACTCGGATGTGTTGACAGTGGCGAGTGGGGAGACGCTTTCCGTGGCGAGTGGGGAGACGCTTTCGTCGACGACGGTGGAGAACGCGGGGACGCTTGCGAACGCGGGTACCGTGGAAACGGTTGACGTGAACGAGATGAACGCGGATGGTGTTCGGTTCGTGAACAGTGGGCGGAATGCCGTAAGGGATGCGTGGACGGGTGATAGTCCGCCGGACATTACGGAGGTTGTGGTTGGGAGTGATGGGGGTGGGCTGTCGCGGTCGAACACGAGTTTGCGGAGTGTGACGGCAACGGCGAGTGCAACCGAAGCACTTCCGACGGCGACGAGCGTGGAGTACACGGCGACCGTGAATGAATCGGGTGTGGAGGAGGTGGGGTTGCGTGCGGCGGATGGGACGCTGGTTGCGCGTGCGGTGTTTGACACTGCGGTGGACTTGGCGGGTGATGTGGTGGTGACGTTGGACGTGAGTAACGACGCGAGCGTATCCCGTGGCGTGCTCACGTCGACGGGGCAGGAGGCGGTTCGGGACGTGCTTGCGGATAACACGCCCGCGATTCCGAACCAGTACGCGTACGGATCGAGCGATACCGCGGTAAGTGAGGGGGATACGGCACTCGGGAATGAGCTCGTGACGCGTGGGTTTGATGAAATCCTACTGCAACGCGCCGAAACAGAAGCGCAGTGGCAGAATATTGTACCAAGTGACCTGTCCGACCAACCGCTTGAGATTGACGATAATGGGGTGTTATCGTTGCAGCAATCGGCAGTTACACGCGAGGGTGAGAATGCGGAGGGTAATCCGCCGACGTTCCCGTTAGAGGATGCTTCGGACAATATTACGGCGAAGATGGAGGATTCACCGGCGAGTTACACGTATCCGGTTAGTTTTGACTACGACATAGCACCGGAGAACGTTGGGATCGCGGTGCGGGACGCGCTCCGTAATTCAAATGATAGCACGGACGGCATTGATTGGTTTTTCAATGGCGAGCAGTTGGATTCGGTTACGGGCAGTCAGAAGGACTTTAGTTGGAGTGATTTCTCCGACGGTGGCCGTTACAGTAGTGGGTTTGATGGGTATACTGGCGAGACACTGCGCGCGGGCGAGAAATACGAGTTGACGATTGAAGTTGCAGCTGATGCGACGAATCCGCTACGGTATGAGGTGGACGTGATTTGTGTGTATGATTCCCGGTTTTCGTATAATTTCGATAATACGATTCCCGCTGGCGAGGAATATCTGGACGGCCCGGAGACGCACCCGGATTCATTCGTGCAGGCATTAACAACTGCCGAGACGCGGCGTGATGTTACGGAGGCTGCGTTTGACACGTCGGTTAGTGACACAAGTAACAATTGGTACGTTGAGTTGTCAAACGACGGGCAATCGTTTGTGCGTGTGAACAACAGTCAGTCCGGTAGTGTGACGTTCTCCAGCCCGGAAGCGGGTGTTGATACGAACATTTCGTTTTCGCGGTATGGATCGCGGACCACTGCCACGCCCCAGACGGGGTTTCTTGGGCAATCGACCGGCTTTTGGGAGCTTACGGCGAACCCGCAAGCGGTTGTGTCTGACGGTATTGGTACAACGCTGTCGCGTGGGGTGATTGAGCCGGGCGTGATTACGGGTGAAACCGTTCGGGAAGCCGGGTTGAAAAGTGATGGTGCGTTGTTGACACGGCATTTGCTTGCTGACTTTGAGGTGCTTGCGGGACAGCGGTTGTCAAGTAGCGAGACAACCACGTTCACGGGCGACAACTAACTACTTTTACTTTCACTCCGCGTATCGCGTACCCTCAAGTGCCTGCCGTGCGTGGGTTAGGAGGCAATGCGCGACCGATTATCGCGGCGACGAATCCTCATTGGAACCGGGGCATTCGCCGCCGCCACAACCGGCAGTATCGCAATCGTGAGTGATAAGACTACGGCCACCGTCACCGGATCGTTCACGATACCGGACGCGGAAACCGTGCTCGCGGACACCGAGTTGCAGGACGTGCGGCTTGCCGTGGACGCACAGTACGGGTTTGAGTCGAACGCGCCGATTCACAGTGTGGAGTTGGAGTTGCACGCGGGCGCGAGTCCCGACAACCTGGAAATGCTCGCACGCCACACCAAGGACGACTTATCAAAAAAGGAGTTGACGGGCGAACAGCAATTGCAGGGGTCGCTTTTGAACACGGATACGTACAGCGCGGAGAACTTCCAGCCGACGGACGGCGAACTTTCTACGAACGTGATTGCGGAACTCCGGTTGTACGTGGTGCGTGATGGTGAGGTGGTGGCGGAAGCCACGGAAACGGACGCGTTCACCGTCACCGTCAAGGACGAAGAACTGACGGTTGACGCGCAAGTGGGTGGGAGTGGCGAGGTGGTGTTCGAGTCCGACTAAGCTGAGGCGCGCCGACTTTCGATTTCGTCGTCAATCCCGTCGTACACGCTCCCACGCGTGCCGACCTTAAGAACTCTGAGTTCAGGTTTTTGAAGACTGAGCACGGCCCGCACGTCCCCGACCCTGACGCGGAACACGCCCCGCTGCCCCTCAAGTTGCTTGCTTTTCTCGTGTTGGGTGGGACTCCTATGTTCGGCGACGGCTTGGAGGGTTTCGGTGAGGCGGTCGCGTTGGTGGTCTTGGAGTGCTTGGAGTTCGCGGTTCGCGGTCGGGTGCAGGGTGAGTTTGTAGTTCGTCACGACTGTGTGTTGGGCGCGATTGGTTTTAATGGGTGTGTTAGCCGCCCGCACCCATTGATAGCATTGGTTGTAAGAAATGAATACACTTATGGGGTTGGCTCTCAATGGTGTAAGTATGGAAGCGCAACAGACCACCGACGACGAACTCGCCGCAGAAATCAACCGTCTCGTCACCGTTGACGAAGTACACAAGCACGACCACGGCTACGCAGTTGTGTTCGCCACGAATACCGTTCCGTCAGCGTTCACGGAGAAGATGCTTTCGGAGGGTTACGCGCTTGAGCACGTTGACGCAAGCGACGAACTGATTGCGACCTTCAAGACTCTCACGGAGTTCTAACAATGCAAGACACGCTCCCCACCACGACCGACGACAGTAACGGCCGTTGGATACTCCGCCCGACCATCAAGCGCGCCGCCATGCAAGCCATCCCCTTCCCCGACTACCACGACGGGCGCGTTGGCATGGCCGTGTACGACCTGAATCTCGCACAGACCGCGCGGATCGTGGACGCGGAGGCAGACGCATGAGCGACTACACGACCATCAACGGCCACCGCGTCAAAACGCACGAGCACCGCGACCACAAAATCCCGCAGCACGCCCGCCGGCTTGCCGCACGACTCGACCGCGCGCACCCCGCCGTCGAACGCATCGACTACAACATTAGTACCGTGTCGGTGTGGATGGAGGACGACCACAAGCGCGAAGCGTTCACGATCCCGGATGGCTGGCACGTCGTGATGGTGGGCGTGTTCGGCGGTGGCGTGTGCATTGACTTGGAGCGCGACGAGGAGGGCGACGCATGACGGCGACGACGACGACGTACCGCGTGCAAGCCCAAGGGATCACGTTCCAAACCACCGACGCCGACGACGCGGAACGGCACAGTCGAGAGGGCGCGCGTGTGACGGCCGTTACCACCGCGTAGACTCAGGCGCGTGCAATTCGCGCCCGGTGGTGTCGCTGGCATCGTACTGCCATAGCCAACTATGAACGACGACACAACGAAGAACCTGAACGAATCCGTCGACAAGATTCGCCTCAGCATGGACGTAACGCGAGGCACCGGGACGCGCGACCAAGAGAAACACAAGCTCAAGGCACGCGGTGAAACGCCGGAGGAGGCGGCACACAACTTAGATATGGTGCTTGCGGAGCTTGAGGATCGGGGCGTGTTTGAGCGCGCCCGGTCGGTGGGTGCCGATGAGTGACGCGCAGCCCGATCCCGGATGGTGGAGTTGCGAGGGGTGCGGCGGCGACGTACGCCCTAGTGACGCCTACACGCAGAGTGTGCCGACGCACGAAGGCACTGAACTACTCGCATTCTGTGAGGACTGCCAGCAATGAGTAACACGCCTGAAGGCCACGACGAATGGACGGTAACGGACGACGAGAACCACAACGTACGCGCGTTCAGTACGCGCGCCAGTGCCGAAGACCAACTAGAGGAACTCGCGGACCTTGGCGCGGACGTAACGCTGCATCCGCCCGACGAGAGCGCAGAGTGGCAATACCACGGCGACGACCCCAAGGACGACGACGACGAGGATACGCGGGCGGATGGGAGTGGTGACGCGGTGGAAGCGACGCCCGAACCCGTAGACACCACGCCCGAGCGGCAAGGCGTGCCGGACGCGAGTGTGAGTGACTTGCCGGACGACCCGAACCTTACGGACGATCCGTTCGCGTGGATGCCCGGCGACTTTGTGGACGAGATTGACGGCACGCCCACAATTAACCGCCGTGGGTACGCCGCGCTCGGCCGTAAGTTCGGGATTAGTGCGCCCGAGAAGACCGTGCACGTCGGCCCGGAGGACACCGACCACACGTACTGTCGAGTGGAGGCGACCGTGGTGGACGACGACGGCCGCGAGTACGTGAACCACGGGAGCGCGCACGTTGACCGCGGCGACGACCCGACGCTCCTGTTGGAGTTGGCGACGACGCGAGCACGCAAGCGCGCGCTCGCTGGCGCAACGGGCGTTGGACTCATCGCCGTGGAGGAGCTGAAGAACGAACTATGACTGACGGCGTTGTGGGCTACCACGCACTGACGCGCAGTCAACGCGACCACCTACTGGCGGTCGCAACCATCACCAATGCCGCGGACGGCCTGCCGAACGGCCAAGACGTGCAGCGGGAAGTTGAACGCATCCGCGGCGGTGACAGTCCGAGTAATCGGACGACGTACGCCGCGCTCGCGGCACTCACCGATCACGGGCTGGTTGCGAAAGAGCAACTGGAACCCGGCCTAAGTGCGTACGAACTCACGGCGGACGGCCGTGAGTGCTTGCGTGTAGCGCGCGGCACCTTCCGGTTGTTCGAGTAACCCCACGGTTTTCTTTTTCGGTCGCGTACGCAAACGCATGAGTGCACTTCCGAGTGCCGTCGAGTTACTGCAAGACAACCCCGAGCTTGTCGTGCTGTTAGCGGCCACGCTCCGACTCGCTCGCGCGTATCAAACCGAACTATCGTGGAGTGAGTACCGGATGCTGCATCGGTTGAAGCGCGGCGTCTTCCCGCTCTTGGATCGCACGCGCCTTGGCAACGTCGTTCTACTCGTTTCGGATAAGGGTGGGCGTGATGATGGGGAGTACGTGGCGACCGTCCAAGGTGGCGTGCGTGAGACGGCACAGAGCTTGCGTGACGCGGGTGGAAGCCTACACTTGCTGAACTCCTTGAAGCGACGGCCGGGCGACCGTGGCGACCCACTCACGGACGCACACGTACTCTGGACGATGGACGACGGCCACCAAGTCGAGTGCTACCTATTTGATAACGACGATGGGACGGTTGACGTGTACTGTCATACGGAAGCGTCGGTGAGTGACCCGCTCGCGCATTTGACGGCGCGCCAAGAGGATGGGGATGGGTATGGTGTGTTGCCGCCGGTTGTCGCGGACGGTGGCAACGCTTAATAGGCCGGGCGATAGACGTGTCTAGTAACGCGAGAACGCCGAGGGAGAAGGACCCTCGACACCCTGGCAGGTGTATTGTCCTTCGCGCCCGGTGGTGTTAGGTCTTTCGCCCCACGGTTGTCTCGCGCCACACAACCATGACCAAGCCAACTGTAGAATGCGACACCTGCGGCCGACTCGTAGAGTTACGGCGACGCAAAGACGGATCGCTCGCGCTCGGGTGTGATTGCCCGGAGACGCGAGCGATTCGCGTCGCTCGGAAGATACCCAGTGGGTGGGAAGCATGAGCTTCGAGCACATGGAAATCAAGGAGATAGACGAGTCGCGCGCGGAGCGGTTCATCCTTGAATACCATTACATGAAGTACCTCCCGCAGTTAAACGACTTTTTCCTTGGCGGATACATAGACGGCGAACTCGGTGCCGTCATGAGTCTCGGGTGGGGCGTCCGCCCGCGACACACGATTCAGAACGTGTTTCCGTCACTCGGAACTGAGGATTACCGCGCAATAGGTCGACTGTGCGCCGTGGAAGAACTCCCGAAGAATACCGAATCGCACTTCATTAGCAAGTGCATCAAACACGTTAAGCGAAACTACGACTTTGACGTGTTGTTCACGTGGGCGGACGGGATGCTCGGAAAACCCGGCACCATCTACCAAGCGAGCAACTTCTGGTACGCCGGTCGGATATGGACGGACACGTACTTGACGAGTGACGGCGAGAAAGTCCACCCACGCCAGACGAACCGCATCGGTGGCCGCCCCTCTTGGAGTGAGATGCAAGACCTTGGGTGGTCGCACTATCGCGGGATGCAACTCAAATACATTTACTTCCTTTGCGACGACGACCGGCGCGAGGAACTAATGAACGACGCAGAACCGGACCTAGTGCGCGGGGAGTACCCGAAGCGCGAGGATTTAGCGTGGAAGCAACGCACCGCGGACGGATGGGTGAAGTGCGGGAAGCCACCGTTTGACGCGGAAGAACTTGCGTACAATAGTAGTCACGAGGAGAACTATCAGGCGCAACAGGAGCAGGTTGAGCTGGGGACGTTTAGTCACGGCCAGCGTATGAGTCACTTTGCGCCGGACGGTGACGCGGACGCGTTCAGTCTTGAAACGCGAGGGGATACTAATGAGTGAAGAACTAACCATTGAATTAGCGGTATGTAGTGAGTGCTACGAGATATGGCAGTCCGCGCTCTATGGTTCGCCGTGCTTGTCAAGTGAGTGCGACGGGGAGTATGAGCGAGTGAAGTTTCGCGCGGAGGTAGACAAATGAGCGAACTAACCACGGTTTGTCCAACGTGCGAGCGCGCAAGTGCCGTCAGTAGAATCCGCGAGTTTTCCACGATAGACACACTCCGAGATTTTGACGGGCGAGTGGACGACTATCATGAGTCGTGGGTTCGCTATCACTGCGCGCATTGCGACCGGCATTACGCCGTGCAAGTGAACGAGGAACACATTAGAACCCATAACGATGAGTGACGACGACGCCGAACAATCCCAGGTGAACGTGAAAGTCCCGAAGCGGACGAAAGAACTCGCCAAGGAAAAGTTAGAGCACGGCGGCCTAACTCGACTCGTCCGCGAGGAGCTTGCGCGGGTGGCGCACGGTGAGAAGGTGAGTCAACGCGAGAAAGTCCGCGACCACTTGCAAGAACTCCGGGACAAGAAACGCGACAAGATAAGCGAACGCAACAATCTTGACGACGAAATCGCGCAGTTAGACGTGAAGATTGAACGCGCCGAGGCGGAGTTAGAGAAGATAGACGATGTTGAGGGCAAGTACGACGGCTACCTTCAGTCGATAGAGGACCAAATGCACGAGGACGGCATGAACGTCTTTCAAGGGCACGCGATGGTGCAGAAAGCCGCGAAACTCGGGGAGTGCGACGAGGAGGACGTGATTGAGGATTTGAAGAGTCGGAACCCGGAGCTTGACCCGTCGCGGTTCCAGCAGGGTGCCGGGCACCACGTACCACGATAGTATAGATATAGAAAGACGATATAGATATAGACTTCACTACTACACACTACAACACAACAATGGTAGACTCACAACACTACGTTGACCCGTTCATGGACGTGATAGAGCAGTACGAACGCGACCAACTCGGCGAGCTGGCGCAAGGCTACCCACACGACAAACGGTCGTTGTGGATTGACTACGCCGACGTGGTTAGTTACGACCCGGCGCTTGCGGACGACTTTATGGAATCGCCACGCGACGTCTTGAAGGGTGCAGAGGCCGCACTCGGGAAGATAGACCTGCCCGTAGACGTTGACCTGAGCAAATGCAGTGTACGCGTCCACAACGTTGAAGAGACGTACACGTACACGCCGGGCGAGATACGGAAAGACCACGCCGGCAAATTCGTCGGTGTTACTGGCACCTTGGAGCGTGTCACCACTCCCGACGACGTTGCCGAGGAAGTCGTGTTCCGGTGTCGGAGTTGTGGCGGGTACAATCCGTATCCGCAAGATCCGGCGAAAGGCGAACTTCGACAGCCCGACCAATGCGGGTCGTGCGAGAAACGCGCGACGATGGACGTGGTAGAAGACCAGGGCGAGTGGAGTGACTACACGAAAGTCCGCATCCAAAGCCCGCCGAACGCGGGCGACAGTGAGAGCGGGAAGCTCGTCGGGTACGTCATGAACGACCTGATTGATTACGGTGGCGACCACGGTATTCTCGGGCGGGCGGGCGAGAAAGTGACCGTGAACGGGTTTGTGCGTCGCGTGCAGAAGGACGGGGATAACGAACTCTTGTTCACGAACGTGCTGGAGGTGAACAGTATCGAGTACGAGAAGGATAACGACGCCGTGGACGTGGCCGCGCACCGCGAGGAGTTCGAGGCGCTTGCGGATCGGGACGACGCCGTGGATTTAATCGCGGAGTCACTTGCGCCGAACTTGCACACTACGCCGTCGTGGGATGCGGCTATGGAGTTCGCGGTGGCGTACCTGTTTGGTGCGCCACCCATCAATATTCCGAGCGGGCCGACGTACCGTGGGGACTTGCATTTCCTCATGATTACGGACTTCGGGATGGGGAAGTCGACGTTCAAGCAGGACATTCAGGCGTTTAGCCCGAACTGCATTAGTAAGAGCACGACCGCGTTATCGAGTGGTGTGGGGTTGACGGCGGCCGCGACCAAGGACGACTTTGGGGAGGGCCAGTGGACGATCACGCCCGGCTTATTGGTGCGTGCGAACGGCGGGCACTTGATTCTTGACGAGATTGACAAAGGCCCGGAGGAACTGACGGATATGAACGACGCGTTGGAGGGCGAGCAAGTCGTCGACGTGGAGAAGGCTGGAAAGAGCGCGACGTACGAAAGCAAGACGGGACTCATGGCACTCGGCAATCCAATTGAGGGACGGTTTGACCCGAATCAGAGTGTGAGTCAACAGATGGGGATTGATGAGACGCTACTCTCGCGCTTTGACGGCATTGTGACGATGTTTGACGAAGCGGACAAGGAACAGGACTCGAAAGTCGCGGAAACGTACGGGCGGGCGTACACGGAAGCGCAGGAAGCCCAGTACGGGGAGCGCGAGGAGTTCGATCAGTTGGAGCGGCCGGTGCCGGTGGAGGTGGGGCGGGCGTGGATTAAGCACGCGAAAGAAAACGTGTTCCCCATCCTCAGGTACGAGCAGTTCGAGGAGTTGGAGGAGTGGTACGCGGAGGATCTTGGAGGCGTGTGATGAGGCGCGGACGCCGGCGGAGGTGGCGTCGATTACGGGTGTGAGTGAGTCGGTGGTGGAGTCGGAGTTGGAGGCGTTGGCGCAGGCGGGGCGTGTGATGGAGCCGCGGACGGGGGCGTACCGTAGGGTATAGGCACGCAACCCATACCATTAAGTAAGTACGTACTAATAGGGTGGTATGGTGAAACGCCAGAAAACCCTGTCACTAAGCGACGACGTAGTGCAAGCCCTTGAGCAAGAGGACAACCAAAGCGCGACCGTTGAGCGACTACTGCGAGAAGAATACGACGTAGAGCAATCGGACTAACGTGAGGTAAACCATGCCAAAAACCATGAAAGACAAACTCGAACGCGAACGCGCCGCCGAATACAGCGACAGCGATATGGAGCAAATTGAGGATTCACGCACGGTCGTGCGGTTCGCACTCCGCGAGCACGCAGTAGGCAGAGACAACGCACTAAGCGGCCCCGCGCTCGCAGGGCACGTCCCACTCAAACCAACGACCGTGCGGGACCTAATCGCGGACTTGCGTGACGACCCGAGTGGGCCGGCGATAGGTGACTGCGCGGACGGCTACTTCATCATCAACTCCCGCGAGGAGCTACAGGAATGGGTGAGTGGTGTGAATGAGGAAATCGAAACGAAGCGGGAGCGGATTGACGCGAACGTGCAAGCGTTCAAACGCAGTCTGGAGGTGCAGAACCGTGACTGATACCGACAGCGTACCCGTCGCGGACGCGTTCGACCTCGATGAACCCGACTGGAAGACGTCCTTCTCTGGGTTCCCCATCGTGGAACCCGAGTTTGTCTGTTCGGTCGCCGAAGCCCTCGAAACGGGCGACGAGGTTATCATCAACGACCGCTCGCGCCCGCTAACCGTCACGCGATTCGAGGAGGACCGGCACACGGGAGTTATCGGCGGGTCGGACTACCCGTACCACGTCCTGTGGCTGCGCGGGAACGGCACGGAGTACCGGATGCGGTGGTCGCACCTCTGCGAGCACTCGCCGCATCTTCACACGGAGTCAGATCTGGAGAGCGGAGAGTCCTTCTCAATCAAGCACGGCGAACCGAGGCCTTACACGCGCGCAACGGGACAGGGGACGACCGTTCGATGGCTCTGCCCGGCTGGCGTCGACAAGGGCGATCTGACCGACTGGGTCATCGCTCGTAGCATCGAGTGCCTGGAGGTGGACGATGGCGAGTAACACGAAATCCGTATTGTTCAAACCAGTGTGCCCGGTGTGCCGCTACCCGTGCAAGGATGGGAGCGAGAAGCGCGACCACCTACAAGAATACCACCCGGAGGTGCTATAGATGGCGCGAGCGGACGCGAACGCAGTGCGGAGCGCGCACCGGATCGTGGAAGTGAACATTAGCGACCTGGTGTCCCTGCTCGACATGGAAGGTGAGTTCAGAATGCAAGAAGTGCCCGGCGGGCGAAACCAGAAACTCCCCGTGTACGTGGACGCCGGCCTACTGCGTGTAGTTCGTCGGGAGCGCGAAAACGGTACGTCGTGGGATGTGTACAAGTGGACGGACGACGGGAAGGCGCGCGTCAAGGCGTACTACGATAAGATGAGCACGCTTCCGTGCGGGTGTAAGCGACACATCCCTTCGGGGCGGGATGACGCACCCGAAGGCATGATGACGTGCAAGTACTGCGAGGAGAACCACCCGCGCAGCGTGTACAAGGAGGCATTCTAATGAGTAAGAAACAGCACGGCGAGCTTGAAACGAAAACGTGCCCGTACTGTGGTGACGAAATCAAAGTGTACCGCCGACACTTGCCGTGCGACGGCGTCGAGAGCGTAGAGGCAGGACCATGAGTGATATTCCCGCGGTTCACGAATATACTGACGCGTGGAATTGGCCCGACGATGTACAGCGATTCGTCCGCGATCAACTCCCCGACGGCAAAGTCCTTAACGTCCCGTGTGGTGCGTGCCGTATCGGCGATGTATTAGTTGACGCAGAACCACAGTCCAAGGAAATCCTTGAGGGCGACATGATGAATTTGGATTTCGCGGACTGCACGTTTGACGCCGTAATCTCCGATCCACCGTGGAAATCACTCAACTACTTCGACCGTTGGAAGCAGTTCTTTGAGTGCGTTCGCGTCACCAAACCCAACGGACTCATAATCTATAACGCCACATGGGAACCACATAGTGACCAATGCGAGGTTGTCGGGCGGTATCGTCGTGCGGATGGAGCGTTTCGCATGATTAGTCAAATCACAATCTATCGACGGTATCCGAATCAGTCAACGTGGGGCGAATGGGTATGAGTTGGAAGGACGACTATAGAGAGGAGAAAAAAGCGAGTGGTCTTACGTGGAGTGAATACCACGACCGCCACTTCGTCCACGTTTCCGAACTGGATACAGCCGGCGAGACGCTCGCGGACTTGCGCGATCATGTAGAAGCGTGTACGAACGAGTACGAGGATTTGAAGCGCGAGTTCGCGGAGCTTCGGATACTGTTAGAAAGCGAGGACTTAGACCCATGAGTATGAGTATACTCCACGTGTTCGCGGATACGGGCGTCGAGTGTGAAGCACTAAGCGCGTACGGCGACGTGACGCGCGTCGGCATTGACCCAACGCCGAATCCGTACACGGACACGCTCATAGAGGCAGACGCCCGCGAGGTATCGTTTGACCGGGCGTTTGACCTTGGCGTATTCCATCCACCGTGCCAGCAGTGGACGCCTGGAGCGCGCATGAACGGCACCACCAACGACCACGAAAACTTGATTCCGGTGGCGCGAGAGTTAGCGCGGTCGTACTGTGAGGAGTGGATAATAGAGAACGTCCCCGACGCCCCACTCAACGATCCTGTTGTGCTGAATGGTGGGATGTTCGGGCTACCGTTGCATTATGAGCGCGCGTTTGAAACGTCGTACCACGTGCCGGACCCGCCACGACAGACACAACTCGGGCGGCCATCGGGCGCGTTCGAGAAGCACCACCGGACGGGTGGGTGGCAGGGGTCTGTTGAGTTGTGGAAGTCCGTGAAGGGATATACGCACGAGTGGCCTAGTCGCCCGTTGAAGCGCAGTGCAATCCCGCGAGCGTACATCAACTATCTCGTGAGGCCACTCCTATGACGTTGACGCCAACCAGAGTGCACGAAATCCTCGACCGGCGCGGCAAACTCGCAGACTCTCAGCAACCCGGCACGTACGCGTTGCGCGTCGAGACGCCCGACGACGCCGAGAGCATAGCACGTGGGTTCCGTGGGAGAGTGGACGCCATGCCCGACGACGACGTGATAGAACGCCTCACCGCGGACGCCGTATGCTACGTCGGCGCGTCAGGATGCGTCTACGATAGGCTGCAAGACCACACCGAAGGCGACGTCCGGCAATCATTGTTCTTGTCGTTGTTCAGTCCGGTGGAGTTGTTGGGTGTGTGGCCGAGTGAGAACGCGTTTGAGACAGAGTACCGGAAGGCACTGGAGTTGAGTGATAGGGGGTTCGTCGTGTGGTGTGACGGAGAAGTGATTTAATAATGAATGTAGAAACGAACGTGATTCATACCGGCGACGCATTAGAAAAACTTGACGAATTAATCGAGAACAGCGTTCACGCCATAGTCACCGATCCGCCGTATGGACTTGCGTTCATGGGGCGGGATTGGGACGACTTTGAGCCAAAGGAGTACCAAGAGTGGTGCGAGGAATGGGCGCGGAAAGCGAAGCGCGTCCTTCGACCGGGCGGACACCTACTCGCGTTCTCCGGCAATCGCACGCACCACAGGTTGTTTAGTGGTGTGGAGGATGCGGGGTTTGAGGTTCGGGATACGATTACGTGGCATTACGGGAGTGGGTTTCCGAAGGCGTTGGACGTCTCGAAGGCTATTGATAAACAGGCCAACGCCGAGCGTGAAGTGATAGCCGAACGCGAAGCGGACGACATACGGGGCGGGGAGTACCGGAACGACCACGAGGATACGACAACATACGAATACACCGAACCCGCGACGGACGCCGCCAAACAATGGGACGGATGGAAAACCACCCTCAAGCCCGCCACCGAGTTCGTCGTCGTCGCCCGGAAGCCACTGGGGGAGGATACGGTGGCGGGGAACGTTCGGGAGTGGGGGACGGGCGCGTTGAATATTGGGGAGTGTCGAGTGGGTTCAGAAGAACGCGAGAACGAACCACCTGGCGATAACGACGTGTATTCTCAAGCAAGTGGTGGTCATGGTGCTGTTGAGGGCCGGTATCCGTCAAACGTCGTGTTTGACGAGACCGCCGCCGCCAACTTAGACGACGCCACCGAAGACACCGTAAGCACGGGCGGCGTGGCCGCGGCTAAAAACGGTCACAAAGACGATAGACACGAGTGGAAGGCTTCTCATGGCCCCAATACTGGCGGACTCGGGGACAAGGGCGGTGTCTCCCGGTACTTCTACACGTCCAAAGCATCCCGCGCCGAACGCACCTTAGACGGGAAGATAGAGAACGCGCACCCAACAGTCAAACCCACCGACCTCATGGAGTGGCTAGTAACACTCGCCACCGCGAAAGATCAAATCGTACTTGACCCGTTCGCCGGCAGTGGGACGACGTCCAAAGCGGCAAAGAACAAACACCGCGAGTTCATCGGCATAGAGAAACAAGCACAATGGGCGGACGTCGCGCGCGTCCGCTGCGGACTCACGCCCGACGATCCGAGTGTGGTGCGTGACGCCGACGACAACCAAGCGGGTATGGAGGAGTGGACGTAGTGCGTCCCGTAGGTTTACGTTATTAGAACGCGAACCCACGCCCATGGACGACTGCGAAACGCTTGAAGAGCGCGTCGAGAAAGCGATAGAAGTTTTTCGGGAACTGGAAGAATCCAATAGCGAAGCGGGGAACGGGGAGGCAAGCGGCGCGTACTGGGACGCGGCAAACTTCATTGAAAGCGAGGTGCTGCAAAATGAGTGACGACGCCGACGTGTGCGGGAGTACGGACACCACTTCAGGCGACCCATGCCAATTCAGTCCCGGCGGTAGTTGCCCGTGGCATAACGACGACCGGGATACGCCCGACAATGGCCGCCCCACCAAGCTCAGTATGGAGCGCCAAGAGAAAATCGCGCAAGCAATCGAAGCCGGAAAGTCCATGACAATCGCCGCCAGGAAAGCCGGCGTCTCCCGGAACGCCGTTTACTCATGGATTGAGAAAGGCGAGGACCAAGACGAAGGCGTGTACGCTGATTTTAACGACAGGATTAGGCGTGCGCGTGGCGAGGGAGAGGACTTCTACCTGTCGTTGGCGTTGCAGATGGCGAAGGAGAACGGCGACCACCGCTTTATCGCGTCGCTTATGAAGCAGCGGTACCCGGACAGTTGGGGTGAAACGGACACGGGCGTTGAGGCGGACACCGTGAAGTTGGAGGTTAGTGAGAATGTCAAAAACAGCTGGCCCGAACAGTAACGACGACGGGATACTGGCCGAGTTCACACCCACCAAATACCAGGACGCCTTCCTCCGGGGCGACAAACGATACCTCGGGTTCGTCTCGGGCGTTGGCGCTGGCAAAACCTACGCCGGCATCATACGGACGTTCCTCAACATGGAGCGGTGGAATACGGGCGAAATGGGTGCCATCGTCGCTCCAACGCGCCAGATGGTCGTGAACGTCATCATCCCCGAAATGCGCGACCTCGGCTTGCTCGACAAGTGGAGTTACAACAGTAGTTACTCAGACGAACCAGGATTACATAGTCCGAACGGATCGCGCGCGCTCATCTTGAGTGCGGATAACGAGAAAACCATTGAGCGGCTACGAGGCCTGAATCTTGCGTGGGGGTGGATTGACGAACGAACGGCCGTGCCGGAGCGTGCGAAGGAGATTCTTAGTCAACGGTTACGCACTGGTGAGTACCGGAATCTCTACGAGACGACAACGCCCAAAGGCAAGGATGACACATACGAGTTCTACGTACAAAGCGAGGGTGTGAGTAAGCGCGCGTTCGGTGAAGCATCCATCTACGAGAGTGAGGATCGCTTGGCTATTGTGGGTGTGCCGACGCGTGCGAACCCGAACACGCCAGAGGACTACAAGGACGCGATGGAGCAGGATATGCCCGAGCAGATTCGGGCGCAAGAAGTCCAAGGCGAGTTCGTGGAGATCGGGTCGGGGATACTTACCAGGGATATGCTCACGCCCGTGAGTAATGACGTGCTCGACAGTACGGAACTGACGTTCCACGTTGGTGTAGACCTGGGGATTGAGGCGGACGCGGCGCGGGCGGAGGCGAACGACACGGACTATTTCGCCGCTTCCATTATCGCGCACCACCGCCGGCATGGGGAGGCGTTCGTCGTGGACGTAGCCAGAAAGCGCGGCCTGAGTCTAAGTCAGGGCGTGGAGTGGCTGCGGGAAGTCGTGAGTGGTGTGCCAAAGCCCCGTATTAAGGTGGAGGCAGTTCACGCGCAAGAATACTTCCTGCAGGCGGCGAAGGACGCGGGCCTGCCGGTGCATGGCGTCGACCAGAGTTTGAAGAAGGAGGACCGCCTGATTCAGCTTAGCGTGCCATTCGAGAACGACACAATCAGGCTCGTAAACTTCCAGCGTGACCCCGGCGAGGGGCTTGACGAGCGGTGGAATCAACTTGTGCAGGAGTGGATTGCGTTCCCGGATGGAACTCACGATGATATGCTTGATGCGGTGGAGATTGGGTTGCGTGGTATGAGTATCGGGCAAACGCTCGGCGGGGAGGGCCTTGACTTGTACGGGCGTGATACCGAGGGTAGTAGTCAAGATGAAGTGGAGCGGGGGAGTAATTGGAGGCAACGATGAGTGACGACGGCGAGGGGCTTAGTGCGGATGTGCTGATTGGGGCGGGTGAGAGTGCTGCACGGGCGTTCACGTCGTTTCTTGGGGTGCAACGCGAGCGCTACGTGTGCCCGGAGTGTGGTGTGGCGTGCGAGGAAACCACGGTGTTTGACCCTGCGCGGGCGGCGTTCGACCAGGGGGAGAGTCCGGCGTGGCATTGTGGCGAGTGTGGTTCTAACTACGTGCGTGAGGTGAGTGATGAGTCGTATGGTCTGGATTTGTATGGGCGTGACCCACCACAGTAGCTACAATATTGTAGTGGCTTGTAGCAATGTGTAATAGAAACACTTATGGGGTTATGGCTACAATGTTGTAGCATGGCAGAAGATTGCCCCAACTGCGAATGGCCGACCGAAGACGACATGACCACGACCATCCACGGCACGGGAGCGACGCCTGATTACGTTCGCGTCAACGGCACGCAAATCAAGCGGTGCCCCGATTGCTTTGAAACGCTGGAAACGACCGAAAACACGACTCCCGGCATCTAACCCACTCGCGGCGTATCGTCTCACCGGCGACAGTGGGCCTGCGGTATGACCAACGACAACTGGCATACGCTCCGGGTGCCACCCGAAGCATACGACGAAGCAAAGGCGCAGAAAGAACAAGCGGGTCGGACGTGGGGCGAGCAAGTCGTCCGGCCCGAAGGCGACGCCGAGGGTGAGAGTGTGGACGTGTCACGTCTCGCCGACGAACTCGCGGAGCGCGTCACCGGCAAATCACTCAATCCCGAGGTGCTTGCCGATGCGCTCGCGGACGAACTTGACGAGTATGGCGTAAGCGCGGGAGTGGACGCGCAACTTGCGGGTATCGCGGAACAGTTGGCGACGATTGAGCGGGCGGCGTCGACGGCCGAAGAACGCACCGGAAGTATTGAACGGCAGCTTGAAGACATGGGTGGACGATGACGCGTAGTGTGTTCGTGAGTGGGACGTACAACCGCAGCACGTACCACTTGCAGGAGGACTGCCGGCGCCTAGCGAGAGCGAACAGCACGCGCACCGTGAGTGTGACTAACCCCGTGCTTAACGACCTGTCGCCGTGTAAAGCCTGTATGGGTGTTACTCCCACGGGCGGCCGCGAGGGGAAGAATTACGCGACCATGCTCAAGGAGAAAAACAATGACTGATCGAGATACGTGGGATGCGGACGAATGCCCGAACAGTCAGTGCGGTGGGTGGCTCGTACAGCGAAGCGACACGCTCGTGGAGTGCGGGACGTGCGACCGCGAGTTCGTGCCGACGACGAACCGCACGATGCACCGCCTACGTCGACCGCATGATGGCAGTATCATCGTGGAGAAAGAACAATGACTGACCGCAACAGTGAGGGCAAGCGCGTCGTGCACGTATCCGACAACCAACGAGGAACCGCGTATCACTTCAACCGGGAGTGCCAGCAGTTCGCCAACGCGGACGGCGTTAGGACGGTGCCCGTCACGCATAGTGTGTTGACGTTCCGCCGGCCGTGCAAGGTGTGTTTGGGTGTGGAGGCGTCAAAGCGCGCGAGCGGGCCGTACCTGGCGAACAAACTCAAGGAAATCGGGGAGGAACGCAGTGGTGGTGCAAGTGACTGACCTCAAGCATAACGTGCGCGAGTACGCCGCGCTCGACATTGACCTTGTGCACGATCACGTACCCGCGCCGCAGCGGCACAGGCCCGAGTTGGATGTGATGACGACGGACGGCACCACGGGCGTGTTTCTCGTAGAGAGTGACGTGGACAAGGATGCGTGGGTGCATTGTGAGAACCCGCTTGAGGTGGGGAACGAATGACGCGGTGGGAGCAAGCAATGCTCGCAGTATGGACCGCGGCGTTCCTTGCGGTGTGTGGGTGGTTGGCGGCAGTGGGAAGCGGGGTGCTACCCGCGTGATACGCACGTTTAACCCAAACCCTTAGACACTCGCCGTATAAACCACGGGTATGACAGAGGACGCGGGATTCTTTCGTAACCTCGCCGGGTACGCAACCGAGGTAGTGCGCCAACGCCGCAAAGCACTCCAACGAGAACCCCAAACGAACGTCGACAGCACGGGCGGCGGGAACCGCCACACGTTCGGCGGGCAAGAACTCTCCTGGGACGACCTACGGGACATCAAGGACATTCGAGACTCGGGTGGGCAAGTCGCGCAACTCATGGAGTACAAAACCCTCCTGAATTTCGGGGAGGGCGCGGAAGTGCACGTTGAGGAGAACGACGAAACCACGGAGATCGTGGACGGCGACGAACTCACGCTGCAAGAGTGGCTTGAACAAGTGGCGTTCCCCAAGCTGGATTTGCTCGTGCTTGACTTGGGCGCGGACGCGCTCTGGTATCCGTACGCGGTCGGGGAGCTACAGGAGACGGTGACGGGTGACTTCAAGCGTGCGTTGCCGGCGGAACCGCACACGTTGATGCCGCAAACGGACGAGCAAGGGGAAGTCGTCGCGTGGAACCAGCGCACCAAGAGCCGGGGTGGCGGCCACCGCGAGCAAACCCTGAGCGCGGACGACCTGTGGCATATCGTTGTGAACAAGAGTAACGCGCGGGACGAAACCGGGATTAGCGAAGTCTTGCGGAACCGCGAGGAAATCCAAGCGTTCAAACAGAACGAGGAAGCAATCAATCAGGCTATCGAACTGCACGGGTTCCCCCAAAGACACGTTAAGGTCGGGAAGGAGGACGGTGCGCCCGTCAGGGATGACGACCTACGCCGCGTCAGAACTATCTTTGATCCGCGGACGACGGACGCGAACACCGCGTATTTCACCGGGCAGGACGTGGACGTAGAGAGTCTTGAAGCGGAGTCGTTTGACTTCGGGGCCGTGCATGAGATGGATATGCGGAACCTCACAACCGCGCTTGGCCTACCCCTGGAAGCGGGGAACGTTGGTGCGGATGGACTCGGGAGCGGGAAGCCCGCCGAACTCCGGTTTAGTCTGTTGAAGCTCGCTATCAAGGCGAACCAGCGGAGTTTTGGCGTGCAATTCGTCGAGCGTGTGATGCGCCCGGTTATACGTGACTATAGCCCGTTCGATCATACGGCGACAGTCACGCTGGATATTGGCGACCCCTTGGAGGACATTGGGGAGGTGGCGGACCTCATCAATAGTGTTGGTGACTACATGACGAACAACGAAGCCAGAAGGAAGCTTGACTTGCCGGAGCCGGAGGATGACGACATTGGGGAGGCGTACCGGAGTCCGGCGGATATTGAGAAGTCGGAGGCGGGCGACCCCGTGGAGGAAGGCCCGTTCGGTGGGATGTTCAGTGACGGCGACGACCGCACGATGCAGGACGTGGAGGACGTGCCGATGGACGATTACCCGGAGGCCGCACGCGAGAACGCACAGATGGCGCTTGACGCGCGCGAAGACACCGGGAACCCGAACGATTGCTTGACGAGCACGGGGTGGGCGGTGGCGAACAACCTCGTGAGTGGCGACCCCATTTCACAGAGTCAACTTGAGAGTATGTCGGCGTTCGAGCGGTTCGAGGACGACAAGGAGCAGGGTGAGGAGGGGCGCGCGGATTGTGGGTGGATGGCGTGGAAAGCGTGGGGTGGCGATGAGGGGATTGCGTGGGCGGACGACAAGCAAGACGAACTTGAGAGTGCGCGCGAGAACGCGGCGCTTGGTGGTGGTTCGGGAAACCCGAGTAGGCGGTGCCTGGGTGGTGTGAGTGACCGCGACTTACAGCACGCGCCGGAGTGGGATAAGCCACTCATGGAAATG